GAGGCTTGCTATCACACCCATGCCTAGCCCTAAAGCTCCTACGGCGGGCTGGATTGCTCTTCTTAATGGTCATTTTGGGATCTCCGTAGCGGATAGTTTTGCTCTCACCGCCTTGGCAAGCCCTAACTACAAACTTCTTTGGTCCCCCAGGTGTACGCCTTGGACTATTGCAGGGTAAATCTTGGGTGCTCATTGGTCATCTACCTCATCAGTATCAAAGTCATCAGGAATCGAGTCCTGAAGCGATTGTAGTGCCTTCTGGTGGCTTTCAAAGAAGCCTGACAGCCTCTTGACCTGCTCAGTCAGCCCATTCCACTGCGCCTCGAACACCTCATAGGAGCAGTTGGCATTCATATCGTCTACAAGTTGCCCTAGTAGCCTCAGCACGCCGTGTAGCTGGGCATTCTCCCTCTGAAGTAGGCCAATAAACCTATGGCTTGCCTTCAGTTGCTCCCGATCACTCTGCAAAACCGCCCTTCTTAGCCTTCATGAGCCTCCAAGTGCGAGGACTGATTGTGCTTTTAGATTTAGGACGGCTAGTGCCAGCCTTGCGTCTGGCGTTGATGTTGGCGTATAGACCTGGCTTGGCTTTGTTCATTTCGGCATTGTATCACGCCATTGTTTGTTTGTCCAAAATACACGCCAGAGTCGCCACTTCGGAAAGCACCGCAGGGAAGGGGGAGGGGACGGGACAAAGGGAGTCCCCTTCCCCTGCTTTCCTTCGTGTCTTATTCCTTATTATATTAAGGAGTCTGGTAGCTCAAGGAATGATAGTGTTTTGAAAGTGGATTAGAAAGTAGCCTGATTGGCAGTATACAAACCGCTGTCAGACAATATCTTGTTAGCCTTGTGAAGGCGTTTTAGATAGCGATAAAAGGTAGATTCTGATACTTCCAACTTTTCAATGATATGGCGGCATAAATCACCCGCCTGCCACTGCTTGCTACCCATCTCGGTTAAGAACCTTTTATCGTCAACCGCCTTATGCGCCCCTGGCTTCTTTAGCTTGTCGGGATTGAGCGCGAAGTTGGCCTGGAACAGCGGGTAATGCCACTGCACGACAAAGCTGTCTACTGGCGGGAAGTTCCGTAGCGTGATGTCACAAGTGTAGCTCTTCTCATCCTCCTCGTGGGCAGTCAGAACGACCAACGTATCTGGATTACGGGCGAACACGCCCGACCCACTGAAGCGGTCAATCGACTCTGCACCCGACTTGTTACCCTTGCTGAAGTGATGGCTAAGTATGATCGACAGATTGTGGCGTGTGGCTAGGTACTCAAACTCGTTCATCAATGATGACATATCGCCCGCACTGTTCTCATCTCTCTCACCCATCAGCATATAGTTTGGATCGAGGATAATCGCTTGGTAGCCCTTGCCTTCAATCTGCTTCTCGATCATAGGACGGATGAGAGTCAAGTCGGCAGCGTGGCCTCGGAGCGTCCACACATCGAAGTCATCGGCCTTATCCTCTAGTCCTTTGGCTTTGATAACATCAGCTAAACGATTGCGGAAACTCCACTCTTGGATCTCAAAATTGATAAACAACACCCGCGACATCTTGCACTGCTGCCCCCACCAAGGCACACCAGCGTGTAACGAAAGGGCTAGGTCGATTAGACTCCAACTCTTAAACGCCTTGCTTCCTCCACCCAGCAACATCTTCCCGCCTCTGTGCAGCATTCCCTCAATTAACGTCTCTGGTGCGGGCAGGTCTTCCTTAACAAGTTGTGCATAAGATTTGATCGGTGGCCACTCGTCCGTCTTCGGTTTGATACCAAGTGCTACTGCTGGCTCTATCATTTTCCTCCTTTGCAAAACCATAATAGGCTTTGCATTTTGTCTTCTCTCTTTGCCCCAGGAATCCTAACGGGTTGACTGGGTTTGAATGTTGCAGGATCGCATCCTAACGGAATAAGAAAAGCTTTTAACTGTTCCACCCATTCGTTCTTAGGTGGCATCTCAAACCAACCATGCAAGCTCTTTCCGCCAGTATCCACGACAGCGTGTAGTTTCATGCTGAATAAATCGCGCATCAATTGGAACACCGCGCCCATCTCTGGCTTGCTGAGTACATCGGACTCGACAACCAAGAACACCCTATGCTCAACCGTATCGTTGGATCGACTGACTGTACCCTGCTTGTAGCTCGCGCCAGTTGTGTACTGCCCGATTGGCTCATCCAGCTTCTTCCACTCGTAAGCTATGCGGAAGTTCTGTGGATGCTTACCGCTGTCCGTTACGTTGCCTATCCAGATGTTGTCAAGAGCGTTGAAAAGCGATAGGAACAACTGATAGTCCTGCGCTGGATCGCCAAGCTTGGTTGGACTTTCCTCGTACATATCCGCTGGGTCCCAAGTATAATGCGTGAGGTAGCGTTGTTTGTTGGATTCAGCAATCGTCTTAATCCTATCCAACACCTCGGAGTGTGGGTCTTTCTTGATTACCAGCTTGGGTACGGCTGTGCCACCCGACATAATGTTTACTGGCTTGTAAAGAACATCGCTGGATATAGCTCGGCGCAACTTGCGGTTAGCCTCATCACGATACGGCGTGCAGGAGGTATGCCAGCAGAAGATAGTCGGCGCGCCATCTACGAACACCGTTGTGTCTCTGATTCGGGTGTGGCTGGTATGAGCAGCTTCCCCAGGGCATTTGCACAGCCCGTGGTTCTCGGACTGCCAATCCACTTGGCCTACGATCTCTTCAGCTTGCCGTTGTGCTGTTGTCATAGGACTCGTTAATTTCCTTCATATCATTCTCACACTCCCTGCAATGTAAGTCATATTCCAGATCCGACATTTCAGATATTTGCTTTGATGAAAGTGTATACTTTCTCAAATGTTCCAAGATTGCATCTCTTCTGGTTTTCATATTAAAATTCAAACTGGCTCTGATTCAAGGGGTAGACACACTGAGGAAACGCCCGATGCAAGATCTCCTTGCATACCACAACGCCAGTTAGTTATACTACATTCTGTAACTTCCTTTTTGTTTTTCTCCATCAAGAATAAAGCAAGCGATATGCCTTCCAGTACCAGGGCCAACAGATCCGTCCTCTGTTGCAATCCATTTAACATCCTTCAAATTCCTAACCTTTGCACCAGCTTCAAGCAACATTAAAACCCACTTATCAATTGGATACACCATAACAACTTTCTTTCCCTTCTTGCTTTCCTCAATACATTTCCTAGCCCAAGCAGTAGCACCCTTCTTCTTTCCTTTGTTAAGGACAACTCCAAATGGAGGATTCACATAATTAGATTCACCCCACTCAGCGTCAAGGCCATCAAAGTTATCTGGCTTTGGATACGGGCAAGGATCAAATGTAAACGCAAACTCATCGTTGAGTTGCCTATAAAGTTCTGGAGGAGTAAGCCAGTAATGCTTGCCATCCTTGCTGTTGCCTTTCTCAAAACTCATTTCAACCCACGCCTCTTCTGCTCTGCTTGGATAGCGGCCTCAATCTTTTCGCATTCAGACATAGTGAAGAACTCATCCTTACACTTAGGGCATTGCGTCCTGGTTATGTTTGGTACGGTGAAAGGCTCTCCGTTCAGCTTGCAAACCGAATCCATCTTAATATCACCAGTAACCTCAATCGTGTTTGACTTGCGACAAGTAGGACATAGCTCTGCTGGCTTCTTCAATGCCTCCAATACCTCATCAACTCTCTCCACCGATTGCCAAGGCAAAATGGTGTGTCTGCACCTAGGGCATCTTTCTAGATCAAGGTCTTTAATGGTTTCACCTCCTATATGGTAGTCCTCGACTATTGCCTCGTAAGTTCCTTTCCAGCATTCGGCACACAAACCTTTAGGCGGGAGCATACCATTCTCCATGGCAAGCTCGTCCATGCCCTTCAGCATTCTGTCCGAAATGTCAGAAGGTCCGTCCTCAAGCCAACAATCGTCTTGGGTTACGCAAAGGGTGTAGGTTTCCTCACCCCAACGGAACTTTACTTTATTCATTTCTTCTCCTCATGTTGCTTATCCCCCAGCTCCACCACCTTCTTCGCCGCCTCGACAATATCTTCAGCAGTGATGTTGCGAAGCGCATTGCACCACATCTGCGTCTTCTTGGTGCGGTTGGTTGCATCCTTACACTTGGCCTGGGGCAACCCAGCGTGCGGACGGCAAGGTGCGTGCGGACAAGTATCGGGCTTGAACACCGATACGTTCTTCGGATAGTAAGTCATGCGATCAGCTGGATCATACGAACCCCACAACGACACACACGGCGTATCCAATCCAGCAGCCATGTGGTTGACTGAGCTATCTGGCGCGACAACGAAGTCAGCCCCACTAATAATCGGGAACAGCGAACGCACAGTCTTGGTGCAGTTAAATAGATCAATCACTCGCGGATGATCCACCTTAAAGTTGTTTGAGTTATCCAGCCCGATAATAACAGCGTGATGTTTGGGGTAAGCCTCAAGCAACGCCAGCACCGCCTCCTGCCCCATCGTTGGCGGGTAGGTGCGGGTCGGACCAGAACTGCTGACATGGTAGGCAAAGAAAGGACTAGGCAACGGCCACTTGCCCATCGCCTTTAGCTCTTCGTGGTCTGGCTCGATGAGATGCAGCACTGGCTTACAATACTTAGCCATCGTCTTCTCATCCCATACACCCATCCACTCGTAGATCCTCTGGTAGCAGTTGCCAGGACCAGTGCCTAGCTTCGTGTTGCCAACCTGCCCGCTGAACAGATCGTCAGTAGGTAGGTGTGCATCGAAACTATCCCACGCCTCTAGCGATGCAGGCAACGGCCACAGCTTTGCACCCAGCCCAGCGTAGAGAGGAAGGTTGCGGGCAGGTGCGTAAACTTCCACAACCCCGCCCGACTCCTGCACCAAGTAGTTGACGAAGGCAGTAGCGATGATCGCGTCACCAATTGCTCCAGCGCGGTAGACGGCTGTTGCCCCACCAGCAGCACGCCCTTTGTAATAAGGCTTGATCTTGTGTGGGCAAGGGATTGAATCGTCCCAGATTGGTCCAGTTAGCTCATCGGGCAACACATAGGTAGTGCGTGGATAGAGCATATTGTCATCGACTTTGTGAATTGCGTTTGTGTTATTTGTCCATAGTTTCATTTGGCCTGCCTTTCTATTTGGTTTTTTCCACCGCGTCAATCCTTTTCCCAATCCAAGCCATGCACGGCACGGCCATTGAGTTTCCCAAGGCTTTGTATCTCGGACCATCTGGGCATTGATCCGCTGGCTTGTTACGCCAAGGAATCATCGTGTGATCATCGTTAAAGCCTTGCAGTCGTTCGCATTCTCTTGGCGTGAGTCTGCGCACTGCCATCCGATCCGCTGGGTTGATGACTCCACCAGTATGATTGATGTCGGATGCTGAAGATGAAATTGACTGCGACTTATCTCCGATTGTTTTGTTATAGCAATCGACTGCTACTGGTTCCTGCACCAACGGCACATTCCCACCGCCTGTTCCGTATCGTGATACGCAACTAGGATCGACATCGTGCGGGCCAGTTACTCGGCTGTCGTTGGGATGGTTTTCGTAAAGGACAGCGTGCTTGTCACCCTTGGTTAAGGTTGGGCAAGGATCGCCAGGCTTACCCACTCCAAGTCCATTGCCCTTTCCGTCTTGCTTGTCTCCGTGTTTGCCAGAGTGTCGTGTCGCTTGGTCGTGGATGGGGATTGCAACAGCGTGCGGACCTCTAGCAACTAGAGAATCCATAGTCTCACTATGCTCAATCCGTGGCTTGTATTGTGCATTCTGTCCTTGGTTGAATGCAGCTCGATCAATGATTACTGGAGATGCAACAAGATCGGTAGCGTCCTTGTAATCTCTAGCCTTCATTGCCGAAGCAGTTCCATCGTTGGCATATTCGCCAAACGCTTGCATCCTGAATGCAGTCGCTTCGTGAACTGCCTTAATCTCCATCAAGGCTTCGTCACTACATCCTCCTCGACTTCCTTTGCATTGGGTGATTGTTGGGCTAACTCCAACGCCTGTTTCAACATTGGTGGCAACTCCTTGCCTCGTTTCTCGGCTCGGCGGAGTATCCCTGCGCACGCTTTCGGACTCAAATAAAACCTTGGCGGCAAAGTTCCCTTTTCCAAGATGTGCGACAACGAACACACGTCTGCGTCTTTGGGCCACTCCGAACCATTGAGCGTCCAGCACTCGGTACGCCCACTCATACCCCAACTCCCCCAACGCTCCGAGGAAGGAACCAAAATCTTTTCCTCCGTTAGATGACAAGACACCAGGGACATTTTCCCAGACAAGCCATCGAGGTTTGAGACGTTCAGCGATTGCAAGGTATGTAAGCATAAGGTTTCCTCTGGGGTCTTTGAGTCCTTGCCTAAGTCCTGCGACTGAAAAGGATTGGCAGGGCGTGCCTCCGACCAGAAGGTCAACTGATCCGCTTTGTATATTCCATTGTTCATATTTACTCATATCTCCTAGGTTTGGTACTTTCGGCCAATGATGCTTCAGCACCGCTGACGGAAATGGCTCTATTTCTGAAAACGCAACTGGCTCCCATCCGATAGGCTCCCAAGCCTTGGACGCTGCTTCAATGCCAGAACAGACAGATAGGTACTTCATTCCTCACCCACCACTTCCTTGCACACCAGGCTCGCTGCATCGACCATCGTTATGATCTGGATCATATCTATCGCGTGTCCGTGAGTCGCGCGATTCCTCTCAACTACAAGCTTATTGCGTGCAATTGAAAGGATCTCGCGCGCCCACTTGAGGCGATCTTTAGCCTCGACTTGCATTACGAACCAGACCGCATTCGAAACTTGCGTGGCTTGCTCTTGCCTGCTGCTGACAGCGCGATGGCAATCATCTGCTCGCGTGAGCGAGGCTTACCGCCTGCTCCACGCTCGCTGCCCTTCTTGCGGTTGTCCCTGGCCAACTCACTCATATTCTTACTTACGTCTTTACCTAGTGGCATTGTGACCTCCTATGCTGTTTCCTCACCAACCACATTATCCCATGTGGCCTGCTCTCCATGCCAGACCTGCGACTGCGTCCGCAGCCAATTAGGTTTCTCGCTTGGAGTGGTGAAGCTTGATTCTTTCCAAAGCACATTATTACCTGGAACAGCCGTGATGCGCCCATTGTTAAGTGCAATGAAATGGTGTGATTTGGTTTGCTCTGGAGTCATAGAGAAACCATCTCCGTAAGGCTCGGCTGTGAATAGATAACGACCAACCTCCCAATCCTTCTTGCTGGCAATCCACACTCGGCAAGACAGCCCCATCAGATACTCGTACTCGATTGTTGTGAAGTTCCAACCAAAACAATCCCAGCGTTGCGCATCGTTTATATCCCAATCCATAATTGCAATCTCGCCATGAGCCAAAGCGTGTAGTGGTAAGCCTCGGTACAGCGCGCCACACTTGAGCATAATTGTGCATCCCCAAGCTCGGCCAGGAACTGCGGTTAGGCCAAACCAGACAGCGTCTTCTATGCCTTGCTTCTCGCCATCAGACACAAACTCCATATCGCACTTGACGTACAAGTGGCGGGGAAGATTAGCAGCGTGGGTCATTTCCAAGCAGGTCCAGTAAACCAAGCCACCAACACCCAGCGTGTACCCCATATAGGCGCACGCGCACGATGCTCCAGGTAGGATGGAAACCAGCAACCTGCTCCTTGCTCGAGGACGAACTGAGCGTTCTCCATATCAGCCTTAACCTGCAACCCGCCTCCGATATACTCCTCTGGCGCGGACAAGTTCACCACCGCTGTCAGCTTGCGTACTGGTACTTCGGATGTGTATGTATCCCAATGCCAGGAGAACTTCTGTAGTGGGCGGTAACGCAGTATCTGCAACTGTTGGATGCCTTGGATGTCGAAACGCCATTGCTCGGCATTGATGCCTTCCGTAATCTCTCGCATCACATTGTAGATCCACTCGTAATGCTTGGCGAAAGGTATCCAGCACGATGAGCAGGTTCGCGTACGTGATATCGTACGTGTTACTCCATCCTTCGACAGCACTGGCGCACGCTTCATCCCGATCACTTCCGCATCCTGGCGCAGCATCTCACACTGCGTCTTGGTTAGGACGTACCTATCTACTGAAGCGGTTAAAACCTTCTGCTTGAACTCAGTCATTTTACTTCCTCAATCACTTCCATCAACGCCTTATTCAGCGCATACTCAAAGCACGCTTTCTTGTCTTTGACAATATGCTGGCGGCCAGCCTCGGCCATTGCTTCGTAAAGGTCATCGTCAACATTAACTGTGATCTTGACTGACTTGCATTCCTCAGTCTTAACAACATCAATATATTTCTTTGCCTTTCTTTTCCTCATAGATCCAGCTCCTTTCTTATGTAGTCAATCAGCTTGAAGATAATGAACAACGCACAATAGATTGCCGACAATGTCATCGAACTGTAAAGAATAAAAGAAGCAATTACCCAAACTATCGCGCCAAGATCAAGTAGGCAGAACATAGTCGTTTTCCTTTAGTTTCCGTAACAGCGTTCTATTGTCGATCTGCACCCCGCTTGCTCTGCACCACCAAGATACAACGCCCGTCTTGAAGTCACGCAGTAGCTTCTGCACCTCGTGCGAGTTCTTATATTCCAACGCATCGTTGAGTGGCACGCCCGTGTGATCCTTAACAATCTTCATGCCCTTAACCATCCCTCGCTTGCGTAGCATCCGCAGGTCGCGGATAGCTTGCAGTGCAACCTCTCCAGCCAACTGCTGCACCCTGTCATCGTAATCACCGCGACATAGCTGGGTTGACCTCACCGACCCAGCTCCACCAGCTTTGCGTCATCAGCCGCAATCGTCGCCGCTAATTTATCCAGATTATTTGACTGCCCAGCGTAATGAATAATCATCGCGTCTTTGTGGCGATCCAATCCAAAGTGTGACTCCACGCTGGTCATGCAATTGAATGACGGGTCAAGCTCGGTTAGTGGAATGTTCCATAGATGTGCCATCACGTTGAGCCAAGTCTGCTCGGCAAAGTGGTTTGGGTGCAGGCCAATGGGCGGCATTGATAGAACACCAACAGCCTTGGTATGAACTACGAACACGCCAGTGTTTACGTAAAACTTAGGCTCGATCACACCACCGAAAGCTCCAGCCAGCTTCACCATATCTGGCTTGCGATCCAGATAAGCTCCCTCGTCAAAGGCACAGAACACCCCAGCGTCATCGGATAGCTTGGGACAATCGTTTGCAATCAGAACGTCAGCGTCAACGAATGTCACCTGGTCGTAGCCCTTCGTTGCCATAATGTTTCCAATCGCAGACTTGGAGTATTGGGCTGGATGAGTGAGAGGCTTGTCGATTAGAATGAAGTCGGTGCTATGGCGGTTGCAGTACGCCTCCATCCTCGGCCTAGTCAGATCAATAATCTTCTGCCAATCCTCACCAAACGATTGTGTGACTAATGCTTGTTTCATTTTACGTTCTTCCATATTTTGCCATGCTCATCCAGTGCGGATGACCAGGTCATCATCTTGTTGTAGATACTGTAAGCGTAGCCAAACCTCATCAGCGTGAGGCTAATCAGATCACCGATCTGATAACAGATCCAAGACAAGGCCAGCTTCATTTGCCAGCGTCAAAATCTTCTGTTGCTTGAATGGACAAAAGGTCATCAGCCTTTTCCAGCAATTCCTTGCCTGGGTTCTTTATGTCTTCAGTAGCAGTTGAGATTTCAATCTTTGACATAGTCACATTGTTGACCACCTCGGCAAAGCAATGTTCCCTATAACCAACTGGACCAATATCTTCTGTGATAGTATCAATCTCTGCGTTGCCATACGCAGTGTACTTTTCTCCGTTAAACTCAAAATCAACACTTACATCTTCCATAATCATAATCTTGGAACCTCCTTTTTGATTTGCGCCAACACGAACAAGGATCTTACCAGAGCGCGCTCAAGGTGGTCAACGCTTGTTTCTCCATTGTTATCAGGGCAAGGCATTGACTTGTGGAGCTGCATCTGTGCCGTGGCTAGGTGACGAACAGCCCTAGCGATATGGTAATCGTGGGTAGGCCGATCCTTCTCCAGCCAATCGCCATAACCAGACTTATCCGATCCTTTCCCCATCACGCGCCAGACTATCTCCTGCGCGGCATTGCCCATCTCTTGAATTGTAGGTGCAGTCATTTTGCAAGCCTTCTATAGAATTGGTCGAGTAATCCTTCTAGCCATAAGACATCCGCTGGGTCGATCACAACTTCATCCCAGGAGGCGTGTAACCTTTTACCCAAGCCCAGACTTTCTGCATCGCGCAGAAGGCAATGCCAGCCTGGTAAAGCTCGTCTTCGCCCCACACCTTCGTCATCAGCTTGGTGGAATCGTTTGATGCTAGGACTACCGACACGCAGGCGCACTTAGGATTCTCGCTTGCGGCTCGGTATGCCCAAAGCTGGGCGCAATCCGTATCGTAGAAAGGATCGTACTTAGGATTTACCTTACGATTCTTTAGATCGATGATAGCGTCACCAATACCGCGTAGCTTAACGTAGGCATCACACCTTCCCGCATAGCCTGCGCCGACAAGACCCTTTTCGCACCAGTAGGTTTTTTCAATGTTTGCATCGGCCCACTTCTTAAAGGTTTCGATGTACGGAGCAAGTGTTTCATCTCTGGATACGGCTCTTCCCAAGAGGATGTTCTCCATTTCGGTGTGCATTTTCGTGCCGTGTTCAGCTGCCTTCGTTGTTGATTCTTTAGAGTCCTTAACCACTCTTCGAGCGTAGGTTTCGAGCGTTTCATCTTCCTCCTTTGGTAGGGTGAGCGAGGACATAATGGCCTGCTCTATCTTCCATGCCGTTAGTTGCGGCTTATCCATAATGCCAAGCACGCTGGTTACGGATGGGTACAATCCCATCTGGCGCGCATCGGCTACGGTTGTGTTTCTTTCTTTTCCGTTCTTGCCAATCACAACGTGGGCAGATTCACCCTCGGCTGTGTACCAATGTCCCGCCTG